TGATGATAGCGATCATGTCAGCGATGCCTTTTCTCATTCCCGAGCCTCGCCATTCTACTGATCCTACCGTCCTTCTGGCGCCGTCGTAGGATTCAATGGTGGTGGTGTTGTCAATTCGCTGCCCTCTATTCTCAATGATATTGCATGAGCATCCCGGCGTCAGGTTGAGAAATTTTTCTATTCTCTTTTTCTCTCTTTTCTCAGGCTTGAGTCCGTCAAAGGTATTGATGGGGATGGCGTGCTCTGGGAAGTTGGGATGCGTTTTCTGATATGCTGCTTTGATCATTGCTTTGAGTTGGTTGAGAGCTTCGTTTTTTGCCATTGTTAATTATTATATTTTATGATCCGCCATTGAAACGCATTTTAGCTTTGTGTTGTACTCAATAAAAAATAAAAAGCCCACGCTCTTTGGTTTTTGCAAAACCATTTGATTAAAATAGGCTTTCTTGTCTTGTTTCACTTTCAATTCTTTTTATTGCATCTTCAAAATGTTGTTTACTTAACTCACAAGCAGTTAGTGTTAACTTCATTTTTTCAAACTTATTTACACTATCTAAAGCTATTGCAATACCACCAGACCCTAAATGAGTGTCAAGTATTTTCCATCCTTCTTTTGCATATTCTGTCAATATCCATTGATAAAGTGGCACAGGTTTTTGTGTTGGGTGTATTTTGTTTACTTGGTTATGTTTGTGTATTGAGTAAGTAAATAGCTTTGCAGGTTTCTTTAATCCCATGCTTACCCACGCATATTCTAAAGTAGCAAAATTTGGCATTGCTTGTTGCTTATCCCAACAAAAAAAATACTCACTTGGTGGCATCTCAAAATTATTAGCACCAAAAACAATTTGATTTTTAGAAACTCGAAACAACTCATTCCAATACTCTTTGCTTGGTTTTATATTATTTGCACTTTCTATATTAAAAAATCTTTCGGCTATTCTTCGGCTTTTTGATGTTGTAGCACCTTCAACATCTTTTGAAGAGCATTTTTTAAACCTCTCAATTCCGTATGGTGGGTCAACAATCGCTAAATCAAAATGATTGTCTTTGTAACGTTTCATCAATTCCAAGTTACATTCGTTTGTAATATTTAAGTATTCTTTCATTTATAAAGTTTTTTTTGCCCTCGCTATTTTTTATTTTTTACATACCTAAAACAACGTATAAACGCCATTGAAACGCACCTTAGCTTGGTGTTGTATAGTAAAAAAAAGGGGGAAGGTTGTCAATTTAACCGCTAACAGAAATTTAAGGGCTTGCCAGCTGCCCATTAATTTGTTAGTTGTTATCCTTTCCCCCTTTTAGGTTTTCATATTCTTGAATGGCTTTAAATATCTGCAATGCCACTTGCGGCACTATGGCGTTTCCATAGGCTTTGATAGATTCGTTTCGCCATTTAGAAAAGGTAATAGAGTCCAGTTCTCTGGGAATCCCATCATCTCCTCCACAAATAGGGGGTTTAGTTGGGAAGTCTGACCACCCGAATCCCTGATGCGTTTCGGTATGCTGTCCTGGTTCATCTTGCCGGTGTTCTTTCCTGGGTGATCCGCTGCGGTCGGTGTTGGGAGTAGTCCCAATTTCCCCAATCTCGCCAATCCCACGCTTCCGTCCGTTCCATTCTGATTCACTTTGCGAGGCATTCCAGTTGATGTTTCTCTGAATGTGTCGTTCTTCCCTATTATCGCCCCAGCTGTTGCGTCCGATGCTACTGGTGTCGGTAGCATTATGCCCCTTTTCTCTATAAATCCGCTCTGAACTTCCTGCGCCAATGTTCCGCTGTTGCCAAACTTCTGTTCTTTCTTCGACAGATTCTCGCTGTATGAATCTGCTGCACATGGTGTTTTTAGCATTTTGCTGTATTTCACTTGACTTAGTAGACTGCCGTATTTCGTGCCGTTCTGATAGCCGTTCTTCTCCGCTCTCTCTCTCATTTTCTCTGGCGATTCGTCTGTCATGACACTCGTTGGAGTAAGCAACAAACCACACTCTGTCCCTTCTATGGGGAGCGTTGACGGCTGCAGCTGGAAGTAAAAACGGTTGGACTTCGTACCCTTCAGCTTCCAAGTCAGACTGCACCTCATCGAATACCAACCCTCCATTCCAATTAACAAGCCCGCGAACATTTTCGCCCACAACCCAGGTTGGCTTAATCTCTCGAATTGCTCTAAGCATTTCTGGCCATAAGTGGCGTTCATCTTCTTTTCCCAATCGCTTTCCTGCTGCGCTGTAGGGCTGGCAGGGAAATCCCCCGGAAATAATGTCAATTGATCCTTCATATTTTGTAAAATCTGTTTTGGTTATATCGTGTAAACTATCAGCATTTGGCCAATAATGCTTCAAAACTCTTTGACCAAATTCGTTCCATTCGCAATGGAAAATATTTTCCCATCCCATCCATTCGGCAGCTAAGTCAAAACCGCCTATACCACTAAAAAGTGATCCGTGTTTCATTCTCGTCTTTAGTTTCATTTTCCAGAACATACCCTTTTTCGGTGTTAATCTCAAATTTGTTCTAAGACATAATTACACTCATCACAAATGCGAATCCACCAAATCCACATCAGTCCAGAAAAGCACCTCAAAAAACAAGATATTGACTGCCCAGCCCCATACCTGCCATAGATTACCCATATTGTCATTTTCCAATTTGCTAACTCGAGAGAAAGCCAAAAATAGGCAGATAGTCTGTGGCGTTAAGTTCACCTCTATTCTCATGATTTCAAAACTAAAATTAACGAATGAAGAAAGGTCTGGCCATTGGCGCCCAGATTGTGAATCTTTTGCAGCTGCTCCTTGGTCATCAAGAAGCTGCTCAGCGTCGTTTTGCGCTCCGCTTCTAAGTGAATATCCGATGACGTCAAGGCGTCCTCAATAGACTGCAATTCCTTTTTGAATCTTTGGTCGAATTGTGCTTGGTTTTCAATGCTTCGAGATCCGTGAATCATCGTCGCATAGTGGCGATTGATAATCCTGCCTTTTTGCTCTAAGCTGGGACCTTTTATATGTCGGGATAATAAGTATGCCACGAGATGCCTTGCCTTGACGATATGCCCCTTTTTTGATGGTCCGACCATATCTGTCCAATGAATGCCGGTGTGTTTCTCTACCAAGTCAAAAATAGATTCCACCCTGACCGAGAGGGCGTGAGCCTCATGGTGAGACTCCAGCCCTTTGTTTATCTGCTTTTGTAAACTGCTCATGACTAAAATGGTAAATCGTCATCCTCCTCTTGCTGTGGCTTTGGCTGTTTAGCCTCGCCAACAACTTCCGTTTTCGCTGTGGGCAGCAATTCCTTGTCATCCGACCAAAAGAGCTTCCCATTGCCAAGATATACCTTGTTTGCTTTGTCGTCTCGCTCCTCTTTGGACTGCTCCAGCCATACCGAGATATTTTGATCATAGTCATTGAGCTCGTCGTCAATGAATCCGGTCAGGCTGAGATACGTCCCTTTTTTGCCTTTTACGAGTTTGTCTTTTGGAATTTTGGTGACATCTAATGAGATGCCAAACATCATTTTTGCCATGTCTGTTGTTTTTGGCGTTATTAAAATTGACCTTAAATTGCACGTCCCATAGGTCAGTCATCCGGGACGTTTACTTTCTTCTATATTTAGGCTGCGTGATAAACCGATAGGCGCTCTCTAACGCATCGAAAAACTTTCTCCAGCCCCGAATACCGGGCAGCGTCAAAAAAACGAATACAGCAGCGCTGAAATAGGCGATAATGATCACCAGTTTGATCCATTCATAAAACATATCCGAGTTCTTTTCTATAATCCATTTCGGTGAATTGATGGTAAGGATCCACGATGCTGAGCATCTCCATGGCCTCGTTTTCCGATTTCACCTTATTAGTTCCTTTGCATATTGGGCACATTTTCAATCTATTTCTGTAATGCTTCGAATGGTTAATCGGGCATGGTAGAGTCATAGTTCAATTCCTTGATATAAAGATCTCAATTCGGTGATTCTTTCTTTCAGCTGCTCAATGTCATCGTCCGTGACATCATATACGAATTCTCGGACCCTATCTTTCAAGGGTATATCGTCAAAGGTCATGTTGCGCTGTACCTTCTCGACCATGTCCGCATACTGGTCAGGGTCATCAGGATCGTCCAGCTGATATGAATTTCTGCGGACCTCATCATCAATCAACGTCAAAGGCGCTGATTCCAGAACATAGGTGAGCTTGAATGTTCTGGCGCCAGTCAACCAGCAATAGCCGATGCCTTGCCACTTATATGCTGGCGTCAATTCAGACTGCAAAAATGTCCATAAATCCCAGCTGCTTTTAATATCCACCACCTCGCTGGCGTTTGGTGGCAGCTTATCCAATAGGTCCGGGTATCCTTTGACCCATCCGTTATCGAATTTTTCCTCGTTCTTTACCAATGGGATGGCGTCCGGATTTTTAATTAGGCGAAATTCGAAGTAATTGACAATATTTTTCTCCTCCATCAAATTGCCCTTTCTCGTGAACTTGGAAAAAAACAACTTTCGCCGTCCGTATTTCTCCATGACCTTCTTT